TTCAATTCTAGCCTCATAAAGTCTGGAGCCAATGCTAGGAGTGGTCCTGTTTTGATGTCTCCGGCTTTCAATTGATCACGAATTTCTTCCAGTTCTTTAATGCCTTTTATAATAGCTGGACGATCCTCTCTGAGATATTCCACATGAGCTTTCATGAACTCCTTGTCGCCAATTGTTTGGACTTCTTGTCTACGCTGTCTTTCTTCATCCTCTAACTCTCGTTCTCTGGCGCGTTGATCATCCAGTCTTTTTTGAGCTTCTTGTATTCGTTGTGTTGCATCCTTTTGAGCCTGAAGGAAATCATCCCGGTATGGACTTCTCGCTAAACCACTGTATAGTGATTGGAGTTGAAGGAATCTATTCATTCGTTCGTCTGGCTTAACTTGTGTTTCAATAGCAACAAGTAGTCCTCTGAATTCATTGTAATCCTCTGCTTGGTCTGCCGCCATTGCTTCAGCATGTGGTGAAAGGGCTCTTTCCACATTTGCAAGGTGCTGTTGTGCTTGAGGTCCATAAACCGGATGGCCGAACACATTTGCATAACGTGATTGCACTCCAGCCATTTTATTCTGAATACGAATCAATCGCTCTTGTCGAAGCTTACTCTTAGGAGTAATTACATAAATTTGGTTTGGGTCATCAGGTATATTAGGATCAACCAATTCCGCTCCAGCCTCGTCCTGCAATAGCTTCATTTCTTCAACCAATGTTTTCAGCGAAGTTGCCGCAGTATCATTTTTCTCCCGCTGTTGCTCCAAATTGAACTCATTCGTATCATTGGCGATCTGCATGCTTCGCATGTTCTTTTGATGCGTGTCAATCGCTCGCAGTTCCGCCTTAGCCAATCTCTCCGCTTCCCGTTGCTGGCGTTCTTCCTCCATAGAGAGACGACGTTTTCGCTCGAAAAGGTTCTGTCCCGCTTGGAAGGCATTGATGAACGTCCCAACGGGATTACTCTGAACTGTGGGGGCTTGTGCGTAAACTGCCATGATTAGAATCCAAGGTTATTGTAAAAGGTCTGTGGGGTTCCTTGACTCCATCCAGTTACTGGAGGGGCCATTACTGTTCCTTGACCAACTGACGATGCTACTCATGACGGATTACCTCCTCCGCCAAAAAGCTTTGCACCAAGTTTGCCGCCCAACGGTCCACCAAGAGCCATCCCAGCAATCCCGGCAATTGCGTTCATGATTCCTGCTTTGTGCTGGGCTTCCATCTGAGCCTGTGCATTGTAGAATGCCTGCCTGCGGTCTAAGTTCTGGGACGCAATCTGCATGTTCTGGCCTGGAGTCATTAACATTGACTGTGGCGACATCGGATTGATTCGAGGAGTGGATTGAAAAAGTTGCTGCAATGAAGAGGTCGCCATCCGTCTGCGGAATTCTACCATTTTCGTGTGTTCGATACCCAAATCCCGAAGGGCAGAAAACTTATTGAAGTCCCCAGCGGTTCCTCGACTGATCCCCATCTCCGCTGCTTTACGGGCAAGGTTTGCCTCCACTTCTTTCGGGAGTCCAGTTGTGCTAAGATCCTGCTGGAGTTGATTCATCAACATCCCCCGCACCTTGGAGATCCCAGGCATCGCCTGCTCCATCAGGTCAAGGGCTTGCTTCTGAGTACGTTCGGAGATTTGGGACGTGAGGGAACTGGCATCGTCCAGGTAGCGACGATTGAGGGCGAAGAAGTCCCCCATCACTTTGCCAGTGTCGAGTTCTCCCGCATTTTTGAGTTTTGGTTTGCTAAATAATCCGAACATTGTTTTGCCCCTTTAGTATCCTAATTTCCTCATCAAAAATGCAGTGTAGGATGGTTGTCTATTTTCGTGCGGTTCATCATTTCCGAACTCATCCAAAACCACGGGACCAAAAAGGTCATAATTATTACTACTTCCAGTGGTGTGTGCGCTATTTTCGTGCAGGACTGTCACGCCAAGTCCACTTACTGTAATTTCTTGTGTAGTAGAGGAATCATTTCCGTATGCCTTACCTGTTGCGCTAACTGTTGGCAATTCACCTTCAACCAAAGTATGCTCATTTGTACCAAAGGTATTCCCCGCAGTTTGGTAATCCGAGTCCCCGTTTTCATCTGTTGCTACAAGAACGGAACCCTCTGCATCTGATGCATATTCCCATCCAGGATTCAATGCCTCTGCTCTGGCTTTTCCTAAAGTAAATGTCGTATAAATGGCTGAATCGATATACACATACTTCATGTCCCCCGGTGATCCATCCTGAGTCACCCATTCTGATCCTGTGTACATCAGCATTACGTTGATATCTGTATCAAAATAGGTCTCGCCTGCTGCTGCATCACCTGGGCGACTATTTGAATCTCCGGTGTTTGTGGCACTGACTGGTCTCCATTCTACTCCAGTATAAGCTTTGAGTGCTAAGGGTCTTCCGGTTATCGAGTTAACCTGAACCCATAGATCATTGGCGTTTGCTCCAGTTGGAGAAGTAGGCTGGACCAGAATGCTCCTGACCTTATCTGAATCGGGGTCGTCGGAATTGGTGCCCACTTCCGTATATTGACGAATTTGGGTCAATAATTCATCCAACGCAGTCGGTGCGGTTCCAGAACCGGGATTTCCATTTAATGTGAGAGCATACTTTGGCATGTTACGTCAGTGTTATCGGTGTGGATCTTTCGGCAAATTGATTCTCGGCCAGAGGTTTGAAATACGCTTGAATATAGTCTACTTCGCACCGTCCTGTCCATTTCAAACGAAATTGAAAGGAATATCCGGCAACTTTATTGCCAGGGGGAGTCTTTAAAGTGTAGCGGGGAATGAAATCAGTAGTCGGGGATGCACTCGCCAGTGTCACGACCAGCGTCTCCCATGTTCGCCATTCTGTTTCATTATCTACCCGGTACTCAAAATCGATAGAGAGGTTATCCTGAATCTTGGATAACCAAACATCCATTCGGCCAAGAGTCTTGAGTCCCATCGGATCGTTGGCATGCATTGCCCTCGTAACCATGATTTGTTCAAGTCCAGTCTCCTCAACGGTGGTGGCTCCGTCCTTTTGGAGTTCCCATAGTTCGTCCCCGCTTCCGGTGTAAACCACCGCGTAGCAAGTGCCATCCACGTCGAAGAGTTGGCGGAAATAGTGATCGGTCGGTAAACTCCAATAACCATCAAAGCTCACGGGTGATTTCCCGCCCAGACGGTTCAAGGATTCAAAATTGATGGAAACCGCGCCTTCATAGACCCATTGATGGTTGATCAATTTGGGCAGCACGGTGGTGATAAATCGATCTCCTGAGTGAGTGGAGGAGTTGTGCTTCAATCCCCATCGCTGGAACTTCTCAGGAATTTCTTGGTGAAGTCCACCATAACCGGGAGATTGTTGCTCCCCCACCGCCATCCGTAGGGACCGCAAACCGTTGGATGAACGAAAATAAAGGTCATTGTTGACGGGAACGATGCTATTCGGTCCAGCCACTCCGATAGCGGGAAGCAAAGGGGCTTGGAAATCCTGAACGCTAGTCCAGGCATCCCGGTCGGTTACATCAGTTCTAAGGGTATGACAATCGCGGGTTGTTCCGATCACCATGGTGCCTTGTCCGGAGGCTTTATCCTGGGTCGGAACTTCATGCAAAGCAGTGATTTCATTCGGGAAAGCGAAGGAGCCACCACCAAGAAGATACCCGGTCTCGGTGAACTTCAGTGCGGTGGTAGGGTCGCCATTTTGCAGGATATCGCCCACCTGAAGGGTCTTGCGTTGTCCGCTGGACACAAGGTGAAGGCGACCATTGGCAAACCGCATAGCGGTCCCCACAGGCACGTCAGGGAGGTTATCCCAATTACTGCCATCATATTGTATCGGTTGTTTCTCTCCATCCTGACTCACAAGCACTCCGGCGACTTCCTCAAACCAGACCTGCTCCTTCAATGGGTTGGCATCCAAGGGAATATCGATCGTCAGGGCAGAGGTTCCCATCTCATTCCATGTGCTACTGTAGTACGCATACAACATGGGCTTGTCCCAATCGTAGTAGATGGAACCCGCAGGGAAGGAACGCGGGTTTGCAGTGGTATGAGTTGCCCCTACATCTGGATAAACTCCGCCAATATTGATCTTTGCATCAAAGGATAAATAAGGAACGACTGCCGTCAATGTAACGACATTATCTGTAACTGTTGCTGTTACGATTCCACTGATTGTACCATCTGCAACAATTGCATCTCGCAAATCTGAAGCAGTATCATCATTGGTTGCTGCCCAT